GTGAGTTTAGCCACCGCCTAAGGGCGGTTTTTTTTATGGGTAAGAATAATGGATTCTACAGAATACTTTTGGCTTACTCGGAAAAAAGAACCTAAAACTAAACCTAAAAGCCGGCCATTGCCTAAGGCGAAGCAAAAATATCTCGAGGCTGAGGCAACACTTAAGGAAGAGCTTGAGGATTTGGCGATTGGATTTGAAAGTAAGTTTCAGCCGATCCATACCAAACACTGGCGCTTTGATTTTCATATTGTGAAATTGCGTTTGCTCATTGAAATTGAGGGTGGTCCCTGGTCTGGTGGGCGTGGTGGAAAGCTGTCAAATAAAGCATGGAGTCTTAATCGATATGATCATGCTGAAGAGATGGGTTACAAAATAGAGCGCTTTCATCCAGATTCTATTTTGTCGGGATATGTCATCAACTGGATAAAAAGTGAATTAGCGAGAATTGAAGATGGAGCAAATAAGACCATTTCCACCGACTGATTTTATTGATCAATCTGAAGAAGAGGAAGCAATTCGTTTAATACCTGCATCAGATTTAAAAAAATGGGTTATTGCAAATTACTTAACGATTGGCGGACCTCTTCACAACCCGGATCATGACCATATTGCAGAGCTACTTCACGACAATGAAGAATTTTTAGCATTTGCATGGGCTTCTTCTGCATATAAAAGCAAGCAAGCTATGGTATTAGGCCAGTGCGAGAAAGTAATGTTTAACGTCGGTGGTTGGCGTAAAGCAAGACAAGAGCAACAGATGCGCGACTGGTTTGGTTTTGTACCAACATATTTAATAACGGTCGATGCATCTTTCTGTGAGCGTGCAAACGATACAGAGTTCTGTTACTTGCTTGAACATGAGCTTTATCACATTGGTGTGATGAAGGACGAAGACGGCGAAATCATTTATAGCGATAGTACGGGGCTGCCTAAGCATTACTTAGCTGGTCATGATGTAGAAGAATTTGTTGGCGTGGTTAAACGGTGGGGACCAAGTAAGAATGTTAAGCGACTTATTGAAGTCGCAAAAAATCCGCCGTTTGTTTCGAATCTTGATATTTCAAAATGCTGCGGAAACTGCGTAATCAACTGAGCCGAATGGCTCTTTTTTTTGCCTTCTTTGCTAGACGTAGCTAGACAAAGGTGGGGGTATGGCTGCACTTAAAGAACAGGTAAAAATATTTATTGTTCAAGCGCTTGCCTGCATGGATACCCCTCAACAGGTAGCTAATGCTGTCAAGCAAGAATTTAACATTGAGATTGATCGAAAACAGGTACAACTTTATGACCCGACAAAAGCGGCAGGAAAGAATTTAAGTAAGAAATATAAAGACCTTTTTCATAAAACCCGAGAGGACTTTAAAAAGAATGTTTATGACATCCCTTTAGCTAATAAAGCCTATCGGCTTAAAGAACTTCAGAAGATTTATGAAGACTGGAAGAACAACAGGCTTATGAAGCAAGGGGTTATTAAACAGGTTCGGGAAGAAATGCAGGGTTATGACCTGATGTTATTAAATCTTGAGTTAAAGCAACTTGAGATTGAAAAGTTAAGAGAGGGTGAAGGTGATGAAGATCCAACACCAGTCAAGGTAACTATTCAAGTTGTGGATGCGAGTAAAAAAGATGCCGAACATCAATCCGACACTGAATGTACCTCAGGCTAATTTTTTGCAGATGGAAAAGAAGTTCCGCGCATTTGTCGCTGGCTTTGGATCGGGAAAGACTTGGGTTGGATGCTCCAGTTTATGCAACAAAGCTTGGGAATTCCCTAAAGTACCTTTGGGTTATTTTGCTCCAACTTACCCGCAGATTCGCGACATTTTCTTTCCAACTATTGAAGAGGTTGCTTTCGATTGGGGGCTTAAAACTAAGGTTTATGAAACCAATAAAGAGGTGGATATCTATTATGGTCGGCAATATCGAACGACAATCATTTGCCGGTCTATGGAGAAACCAGCAACAATTGTAGGTTTTAAAATTGGCCACGCCTTGATTGATGAACTTGATGTTATGGCCAAGGTCAAAGCTCAACAGGCTTGGCGTAAGATCATCGCACGTATGCGTTATAAGCAAGCTGGTTTGCTCAACGGTATTGATGTGGCCACTACACCTGAAGGTTTTAAGTTTACATACGAGCAATTTGTTAAAGAGGCAAATAAATCAGAGGCTAAGCGTAAGCTATATGGAATGATTCAAGCTTCAACTTATGACAATGAAGCTAATCTTCCAGATGACTACATATCATCACTTTATGAGTCTTATCCGCCGCAATTAATTTCAGCTTATTTAAGAGGGCAGTTTGTCAATTTAACCAGCGGTGCTGTTTACCCCGACTTTGATCGAGTTCTAAACCACACGGATGAAGAAATTAAGAAAGGTGAGCCTTTACTCATTGGTATGGATTTTAACGTGCTTAAAATGGCTGCTGTGGTTTATGTCATTCGAGAAGGGAAGCCAAGAGCTTTAGATGAACTGGTTGGCGTGAGAGATACACCGACGATGTGTCAATTGATTAATGAGCGCTTTCCAGATCACGATATTACCGTGATTCCAGATGCTTCAGGTCAGGCAACATCTTCAAAGAACTTCAGTGAATCAGATCATGCAATCTTAAAGAAAAATGGATTCAAAGTTGAAGTGAATGGTGTGAATCCCGGAATTAAAGATCGTATTACTGCTGTTAATGCACAAATCCTAAATGCTGAGGGTGAACGACATTTAAAAGTGAATACAAACAAGTGCCCTAACTTTACGGCTACTTTAGAACAGCAAGTCTATGATGATTTTGGAATGCCTGATAAAAGTGCTGGTTTGGACCATGTGGGTGATGCTGGCGGTTATCCAATAGCTAAGCGGTTCCCAATCATTATTCAGAAAGTCTTTAAACAGCGCAAAATCGCTGGTTTTTCTCATTAAACAACGCACCTTTAATGGTGCTTTTTTATTGGTGTTTTTATGGCAGTTACTGATAAACATCCGCAGTATATTGCTGCACAAAAAAGCTGGTTGATTATGCGTGATGCCGTTGCCGGTGAAGAGCAGATCAAACAGGCACAAACAAAGTACTTGGCTAAATCGGCTGGCATGATTGAAGCTGAAAAGCAGGGAGATACAGCTGGAGAGATTTACAAAGCTTATTTAAGCCGTGCTCAGTATCCGTTATGGGTTCAAGATTCTCTCCGCACGATGATTGGTTTGGTTTCAAAGTTAGATCCAAATATTGTGATTGAAAGCACTTTGCTGCAAGGGCTTATCACGAATGCAACCAATGACGGATTTGGTCTTAAACAGCTCTTTATCCGAATTTGCTTAGAATTATTGGAATATGGTCGCTGTGGATTGCTGGTTGATGTCGATGCTAAAGGCGTGCCTTACTTCGCGCTTTACGATGCTTTATCCATTATTAACTGGAAAGAAAACAGTATAGGTGGCCGCAAAGATCTAAAACTATTAGTGCTTGAGGAGCAATTTGATAATAGTGAAGATGAATTTGGCCATAACACAAAGACGAGTGAAGCAACAGCAGATATCGCATTTTTAGCTCAATCACAGTTCTCATTAGATGAAAACGGCAAGGCTGTTGCAATCGATGCAAATGGTGAAGTGGTGATTGGTAAAGATGGTTCTAACCCTGTTACTCCTAAGGAGTGGGTAGAAGGCTTACGCGAGAACAAACCTTACTTCTGGCCTAAAGCAAATGGTTCTGGTTCGCCTGGTTCAGGAACTTCAATTAAGAAATGGTCTGACTATACAGAAGTTGAGCGAGCGGCTTTAGCTCGTGAAAACCCAACAGCTTTCCAACAATTATTGCAAACAAAAGGTAAATAAATATGCCAGCCACCCAATTAAAAGATATTTTCGTTGGTGAATATTACGCGACTTTAGATCCAGTAAACTCTCCAGAAAAAACAGCAGTTTATCAATCCGGTATTGTCACTAAAAATGAAGCCTTAGATGCAATTGCCAACAACGGCCAAGGCACTTCAACTATTTCATATTGGCAAGATCTTGATGCTAATGAAGAGCCAAACACTTCTACAGATGATCCTGATCAAAAAGGTAAAGTGGGTAAAGCTACTCAAGGTAGTATGCAAGCACGAACTCTTTATCTCAACAAACCTTATGGTGTAGCAGATTTAACAACCGAGTTGGCTAATAGTGAGCCAATGCAACACATTCGTAACCGATATGGAAAGTATTGGGAGCGTCAATGGCAGCGTTACTTATTAGGTGCAGCTCGAGGAATTATTGCCTCTAACATTGCTAATAATTCTGGTGACATGGTTATTGATGCGGGAGCAACAATGACCGCTGATGCTATGCAAGATGCTGCATTTACCGCTGGTGATGCAGCAGATCAGTTTGCTGCTATTGGTGTTCATTCAGCTGTAATGAAACAGATGGTGAAGAAAGACCTTATCCAGTATATCCAAGATTCACAAGGTCGAATCATTTTAACAACCTATCTTGGCAAACCAATCTTCATGGATGATGGCCTTACCTATGGTTCTAAGCAATATCTAACGATGTTCTTTGGTACCGGTGCGTTTGGCTATGGTGAAGGAACTCCAGCTAATCCTGTTGGCTTGCAACGTGATGAGCTTGGTGGTAACGGTGGTGGTTCAGAAACTATTGTTGAACGTAAAACTTATATTTTACAACCTGCTGGTTTTTCTTGGGAAGGCGAAAAGGATCCAAATAAAACACCAACAATTGGCCAATATTCGGACGGCTCAAATTGGAAACGAGTGTTCGACCGTAAACTTGTCCCATTTGCTGCAGTTATTTCTGGCACACCTTAATAAACATGGCGACTTCGGTCGCCTTTGTTTTTGGAGATAAAAATGAAAGTCATTTATACAAATACAATTCCTGAAAATCGTGAACACAATGCATGTTATCGGACTTCATTTTTAGGAGTTATTGGAGAAGCTTCATTTGTACATGTAGATGATGATTTTCCTAATGCAGATGAAATTCGTAATGCATATTCACATTTAAACGGGTCAGTAGAACCAAATTTTAATGTAGGCTCGCTTGTTCCTGTTGAGCAATTTGATGCTGTGGTGGCGAAATTAACAGAATCAGAACAAGCAATATTGTCTGCTGAGGAACAGCTTGCAACTGTGAAGGGCGAATTTATTGCTTTTCAAAATGATCCTGAAGCGATGAAAGCACGTATTGCTGAACTTGAATCAGGTGAAGGTGGTCAAACACCTGAAAATGACCAAAAACCAAGTGATACTCAACCACAACCAATTAACTATGCTGGTCTAAAAGTAGATGAGCTTCGAGCTGTACTAACTGAAAAAGGCATTGCATTTGAAGCAGGTGCTAAAAAAGATGAACTTTTAGCATTAATTCCAAAGGAATAATCCATGAGCTTTATCACTGAACAAGAAGCGATAGAACATGTTGAAGGCTTTGATGCTTTATCTGCTAGTGATAAGGCTCAATACCTTCAGATGTCAGAAGCTTATCTACTAGCACGTAACGTTAGGCCTTATGAAGATGCTACCCAAGTACCTGAACCTTTAAAAACGGCCTCCTATCAAATCATCAAGGGCATTATGAAAGGTGATCTATATCAAGGGCAAGAACAGGCACTAAAACGTAAGAAAGTCAAAGCTGATACGGTTGAGACCGAAAAGGAATATCAGGACGGATCAGTAAAGCTTAGTGCAATCGAGCAATTCATTCTTGATTTGATAAAACCGTATTGCAAACGGAAATCCGTCTTTTTTGTCAGGAAAATCTAATGGGCTTACGTGACGAAATTCAGGCAGACATTGCTGAAGCATTTAATGATGATTTAGCAGATGCCGTTCATACCTTTACATGTGAGCGCATCTCAAAAACTAATTGGGATCCTAAAACTGAAACTTCTATTGAGGTTAAAGAAAACTATTCTGGTCGTGGCGTTCTGTTTGGCTCATACAGTCAATATGAGATCCAAACGCTTGGAGTACTGGCTACGGATAAAAAGGCGACCGTGCTTCAAAATGAAGTGTCTTTAACTCCAAAAATTGATGATGAATGGTTAACAACCTTAGGCTCATTCCGCGTTATTCATATCCAGCAGGATCCAGCTAGCACAATATGGAAATGTCAGTTGAGGAAGGTTTAAATACTTGATCTAATATCCTTCTAAAATAGGGGGATATATGGCTAAGAAAGAGTTAAAAAATAAAATTAAACTCGTAGGTTTTTGGACTTTTGGAGGAGTTTTTTGGTACTTGGTTATTAGTTTCTTTTTATTAAGTGAGTATCCAATACAAGACTTCATTTTTGATCATAAAAAAGCTTATGATGTTTTAAAAGATGCTCTAACTATTGCAGCGTCCTTCTTAGCTCCTGTAGCTGCTTTTGTTCTTTTTACTGATTGGTGAACAACATAAATTAGTAAAGCTTGAAAAAGATGCGGAGCAAATTATTCATAATATTTACATTGCGAATAAAACTCTATTAACTTTTTTTAACTCTATATGTGTAGGGGAAAAGAAGCAAATGAGTACTTATTTAAAAGTATTTGAATTAAGAAATGATATTTATCTACAAACAAATATGCTTTTCAATGATATTAAAAGAGTAAATTTACATGATTTGAATGTTCAAATGTTCTGTATTGAAGCAGCAAAATCTCTGATAAAAATACGTGAATGCGCTACAGAAATGTTTGAGGTACAAAAAAAGTATGATGCAGATGATTTATCTTATTTAATTGATATTAAAAAAATTTCGAATACTCTAGATGAATTAGTAGTAAATCAGGAAAAATTGAGTGAAATTTCCGTTGATTTAAAAATCTAAAAAAATACTGCCCACTTCGGTGGGTTTTTTTATGGGCGCGAATTAGGAGTTTGAATGGTAAATACAGACTACGTCCCTTTATGGCATATCTCACCATTTCAACATGTGCATTACACATTAGCTCGAAATCAATTGCATATGGATTTGCTATTTGAAGATATGGATAAAGCCGATCAATTTTTGGATATGGGAGCAGATGCACAGGTTAGTACTTTTTCTGATGGCGCATATGCAATCGTCCAAATTGGTGATACTGCGGATAAAGACCAAATTCAAGTTTATGGATTGCTTTTACATGAAGCTGTTCAAGTCTGGCAAAAGATTAAAAAGCTCATGGGTGAGCGAGAACCGAGCTCTGAGTTTGAAGCTTATTCAATTCAGGCGATCGCTCAAGACCTTTTCGAAATGTATGAAGAAAGTGAGGTAAAGCATGGGATGGAAGGGGAAAAAGCCGTCTAGTTTTAGTCTTGATGTGTCTAAAGCAGCAGAAGACCATGTGAAGCATATTGTTATGGATACTGTGCAATCTTTAG